CATTTGAAGTGTACTTCGATGCCGTCATCGTTTACGATGATCTGTTCCACCAGCTGTTTCATGATCATGCTGTCATCTGCGTTCATGATTGCGCCGCTCTGGATGTGTTCCACGAAGCTGTCCAGCCACATCTTGACCTCACCGTATCGGTTTTCTGTGGTCTGCAGTTCTGCCTGCCGCGCTTCCAGCTCCTGCATCCTCTGACTGTACTCTTTGATCTGCGCTGCGTAGTCCGCTGCGGTAACGCTGCGTTGCTGCTTGGCCTTATGCAGTTCCAGTACCGCGTTCTGCAGGTCGATGATTTCCTGCTCGATGCGATCCAGTGCCGCTCTGTTTTCCGGCTCCATGACCAGCCCTGCGCTTTCCTTGACCGCAGCCATGATTTCCTCTGCATCCTCGATCATATCTCTGATCGCGGCCGTGTAGGTGTTCTGCAGTGTATCTTCGTTCACATGGTGGCTATCACACTGCGCTCTGCCATTGCTGATCCTGTTGGAGCATCCCCACGCTGGCACCATCAGCCCGCTGCCGACCCTGCGTACATGTCTGCGGAGTTTGTGGCCGCATTCACCGCAGATCAGCAGACCGCTGAACGGGTACTTGCTGGTGTATCTGCTGTTGCCGACTGCCGTGACCTTTTCATCCTTGCGGCGCTGCATCTCCACGCGCACCATCTCGAACATTTCCTTATCGATGATCGCAGGGTGTGTTCCTTCTGCGTAGTACATGGGCGCTTGGCCGTTGTTCTTCTGTCGGTACTTTGACAGCACATCGGGCTTGAAGGTCTTGCCCAACACCGCGTCGCCCGTGTATTTCTCATTTGTGAGGATACTGTTGACCACGCTGTATTGCCAGCGTTTCTTGCCGAGCTTGGTCGGTATGCCGTCTTCCTCCAGCCCTCTGCAGATGCGCGTTATGGTTGTGCCTGCGAGGTATTCTCTGTAGATGCGCCGCACGATCGCGGCCTCGGCTTCGTTGATTTCATAGATGTCTCTGCCGTCTGCGTCTTTCTGTCCAGTCTTTGTGTATCCCAGCATCAGCCCTGTGTTGAGGATGACCTCACCGTTTTTGAACTTCTTTTGGTATGTCCACTTGATGTTGGTGGACATGGTGCGCGACTCCTGCTCGGCCATCGCTGCGAGGATGGTGATCAGTACCTCACCGCCCGGTGTCAGTGTGTCGATGTTCTCATTCTCGAAGTAGATGCTGATGCCCAGTTCCTTGAGTTCGCGGATGTAGTTCAGTGCGTCGACCGTGTTTCTTGCGAATCGGCTGATCGACTTGACCAGTATCTTATTGATCTTGCCTGCGCGGCAGTCTGCGATCATTCGCATGAAGTCGGGGCGCTTTTCCGCTCTGGTGCCTGTGATACCGGGGTCTGCGTAGATGCCGCCGAAGCTCCATTCGGGCTTGGATGTAATCAGCGTGGTGTAGTGGCTGACCTGCCGCTCGAAGCTATCTTCCTGTTCTTCTTTTTCCGTGGACACACGGGCGTATGCGACCACCACCAGCTTCATGATCTCTGTGGTGTCGATGTGCAGGATCGCCGCGCGTGGGATCTCTCGCACCGTTCTTCTTGCTGTTACTGCCATGCTGCTACCTCCTTCTTTTGCTTCCAGCCGACTTGGTTGCCGCTGGGTCCGTTAGTGTATGCTCTGGTGATTTCCACGCCATTGTAGAACACGAAGGTCACCGTCCATCTTCGAACAATGACCTTCGTGATGAATTTCTCGACCTTTTCGGGGTCGAACTCTGTAATTATAGTAAAGTCGCTTTCGCGGACGATTTTTCCTCTTTGTTCGTTGATCTTTGTATTCAGTTCTTCGATCTGTGCTTTGATGCGACGCTGCTCTGCGCGGAAGGCACTTTCGGTGATCAGTCGCTGCATGAGCAGTTCTGCGAGGTCGCTTTCTTCCTTGCGGAGTTCTGCCACCACGCTCTGTAGTGCTGCAGTGTCGTGTCCCTGCGGGCGTTCTCTTACGAACTGATTGTATGCGGCGATGAATTGCTCCCGCAGTGCGCTGTCCTTCAGTCTGGTGCAGTCGCATTCAGCCACACCCTTGCGTAGCTGGGTGGCACATGCCCAGATGTCGTTGCGCCATTTCTTGCCGCTATTATTGACTTTGTGCTGGTAGTGCTTGCCGCAGCAGCCACACTCGATCATGCTGGTGAAGGGGTATACCGGCTTTTTGCTGCCTGCGATTTTCTTGTTCCTGCGCTGCTCACGAATCTGCTGTGCCAGTTCCCATGTCTCGCGGCTGACGATGCCTTCGTGAGTGCCTTCCATGTAGTACCGCTTGCCGTACTGTCCATCCATGTTATCCATCTGGATGCCGTCGACGGTGACGCTCTTTCCCATCATGGAGTCGCCCATGTACTTTTCATTTGCCATGAGTTCCAGCAGCCGTGTGGGCTTCCATTCGTTTCCGCACCATGTGCGGATGCCTTCTTCATTGAGTACCTTTGCGATCGCTGTGCATCCCATGCCGCCGATGTACATATCGTAGATGCGGCGAATCACCGCTGCTTCTTCCTCGACGATCACGAGGTTGTTATCCTTCGTCATCGTGTATCCGTACATGCCGCTGCCGATGCTGATCCACCCGCTTTCGAAGCGGTGTCGGAACGACCATTTCTGTCTCTCCGAATCCACCTGCAGGTCGTTCTCTGCGACCGTTGCTGCGATCGTGAGGAACAGTTCGCTGGTGGGCTGCATGGTGCTGATCTGCTCTTTTTCGAAGATGACCTCGATGCCGAGGTCACGCAGTTCTCGCACCGCTTCCAGAAGCTGCACGGTGTTTCGTGCGAATCTGGATACTGATTTTGTGTAGATGATGTCGAATTTGCCGTCTCGCGCGTCCTGCATCATGACGAGGAACTGCGGGCGCTTATAGATGCTGCTGCCGCTGATGCCTCTGTCCGCGTAGATGCCAACCAGTTCTGTATCTGGGTCGTCCGTGAATTTGCCCTGCCAGTATTGCTCTTGGTATTCGTAGCTGTGCAGCTGCGCCGAGCTGGCCGTGGATACGCGAACATACGCTACCGCGCGTTTTTTGCGTTTTGCCATTATCTCTTACCTCCTTCGAAGTATTGGACTTGAACAAGCCTAATTTTTTTGCCCCCGCCTTAGGAGGCAGGGGCAAAGGTATCAGAAAAGGTGTGGAAAGTCCAGCCCAAAATCGAAAGAACACAAAGAATTAGCAATTGCTTTTCCGCAGTTTTTCACCGGTTTTCTTGGCGATCTGATCCCGCTCCTTTGCGGTGATCAGCCCCTTGATCCACAGTGCCTGCGTAATGGCTTCGGCAAATGCGACCTTTGCTTTGGTTCTGTCGCTCATGCTGTTCTCCTTATTTTTCGGGCAGCTTTAATTTCTGCCCACTGTAAATGGTAGTGGTCTTCAGACCGTTCAACTGCACGATCTCCGTGTATCGTGCGCCGCTTCCAAGTTCCTTCTTGGCGATCCCCCAGAGCGTATCGCCGCTCTTGACGGTATAGGTGCGCTGCGGCTTGGGATCCTCGGCCTTACTGCCGACGACAGTAAGGTTGTCCACTGCCGTCCAAGTATTTACGCCTGCGACGGGATCACCGCCAGATTTCTTGACCTTCTTGCCGAGCAGCACACAGGTCTTGCCGCCCTTGGTGACGGGCTTGCCTTTGCTGGTGGTCTGGGTGACGATGTGGTTATAGTCCTTCTTCACCCAATTGGGAATGGCCTTCGTGGTAGGATTGTAGGTTTCCGCGCTGTCCTTGAACTGCACCACGGTGCCAACGGTGATCTCACCAGTGGTGACCTGCGGTGCCTGTTCGGGTTGCTCGGTGGGTGCGTCCTTTGCCAGAAGTGCCTTTACATCCGCGCGGAATGTATCCATGCTCTTGCCATGCTTCGGAAACCAGTGCATGACATCGCCGTGATTAGAAGCGATGCCGCGCTTGTAACCTTCGCTGTGGCAGATGATGTCCTTTTCGGTCAGACCGAACTGCTTACACAGGTAGGCGCAAAGCTCGACGGCCTCCAGATACACCTTCTTGAAGTAGGTGCCGTCCGTGAGGCCGTCTTCACAAATTTCGAATCCGATATGGGTGTTGTTTGCGCTGCCGCCTGCATGCCATCCTCGGTGATCCCAAGGCAGCGTCTGGTAGGTTGCGATGCTGCCGTCTGCCAGTTTGCCGATGAAACCGTGGACGCATACCTCGCGACCGCCGGGGTGGTAGGTGTTCCAATGGTTGTTGTACTGGTTTTTGCCCAGTTTGCCGTCATCGGGTCCGACATAGCGCTTCAGCCACGGATTGTTCGCGCCGGTGCTGTGTACCATGATGCCCTTGACGGTGATCTTGCGTCCTGCTTTATAGCAGGCGTTCTCCGTAAAAATGAGCTTCTGCAGATTCATATTATTTGCCCTCCTTGGTGTCCGTTCTCACCAGCTGCTTAACAGCTTGGTTGGTGCCAGTGGCAGACAGACCGCTGGCTGCGCCGAGTACGATCGCAACGAGAATGTTCTGCGTATCCATTACGCCCGGTACGCAGTAGAATGCGACCACACCGCAAATTGCGCCCAGCGCACATGCGATCAGCGGAATGAAACGCTTGAACTTATCGTCGCCGCCACTTGCGGTCTTGGCGATGTCGATGATGGTGTACACGATTGCCGCCAATGCGGGAATGGTAGTGATTTCGTACATAGTGATCCTCCTTATCTATGCGCCCTCTTATTGAGGTAGGTTTCGATCTTATCGATCGCTTCTGTTACGGGGCCGTTACAGCCCTGTTCCTTCAAGCCCATGAGGCAAGCCAGAATACCTTCGGTGAGGATGGTCTGTTCCTCCTTGATCGCCTTGATATCCTTATCCTGCTTTTCTTGCTTGAGAAACCATTTGTACACAGCGAACACCGCGCCGAGTATGACACCCAGCGCCGTGATCGTTGCTGCAATTGCCGAAATGTCCATTGCTTCCTCCTTAATCCAGCCATGCCGGTTTTTCCGGCACGACTAATGTTTCTGTGACATTGAGCCACGCTTTGTACCATGACCGCAGTTCCAGAAGCTGCGGCAAGGTGATTCCTTCGTACCAAAGCTGGCCTCTGTTGATTACGGAGAAGCATTCGGTTTCGCGCCGCTGCCGATAATCTTCTTTGACCCGCTCCTGCTCCTGCAGTGCGAAGTGTTCGTTGTCAAATGCTGCAGTCCCATCTCGCACCTTATATGCTGCGAAGTGTTCTACAAAGTGGGCGACATCCTCTGGGTCTGGAATTTCGATGCCGTCCACGATTTCGCCAATTAAGGCGTAGCTTTGAATGTAGCCTTGTTCATCCAGTAATACCTTCATGCCGTCCCTCCTTAGTTGATACCGTACACATTGGTGATAGATCCGCTGCCGTTGCCGATGGTCAGTGTTACCGTCGTTCCAGAGTATTTCAACTTAAAACCGCGATAGTTGACCTCGTCTGCAATCTGCCAGCTCACATCCGATGTGGTGATCATTGCCTTCGGTACGATCAACGACATTTTTGATGCGCTGGAACTTGGCAGACCTGCGATGATGTACGCCTTGTAGTTGCCATAGTTGAAGGTGGTGCTGCCGCTGCTCAATGTACCGCTGTACAGCGATGTGCAGGTAATTCCCAGATTGGTTCTGGCCGCTGCAGCTGTCGTGCCGCCAGTACCGCCCTTGCTGATCGGGATGGTCGCACCGCCAGAGTGATACACGGTGTACCGAGTGCCGGGGTGGGTGTCCGTTGCCACATTGGGTGCGTAGTATAGCGTTCCTGCGTAGGAATACAGTCTGTCCCATGTGGTGCTGCTGCGGTAGAAATTGATACCTTCACCCTCCGAATCCACCGCGTCCAGAAAGTACAGGCCGTTAATACCGATGATGTCGGAGTTCTGCATGTTGATGCCATAAATGCCGTCAATCCAGTATCGGCTGCCTGTGACATTGATGACCTGCGGTGCGATCGTTCTGCCGTTGATGATATTGGTGATGGCCGCTGCGGCCGTTGTCGCGCCAGTGCCGCCCTTGCTGATCGGCAGAGTGCCAGACACATTCGCCACAGGTAGCGTACCGCTTAATGATGTTGCCGTGACTGCTCCTGCTGTAACCGCTCCATCCAGAATGGTGTCACCGACCACATGCAGTGCTGCTTCGGGTGTCGGTGTGTTGATGCCGACCTTCTTCTTTCGAAGTGCCACCAGTGGTGTTCCTTGCGGTACCGTGAAATATAGACTGACTGCCGACAGTGTGTTCAGCTGGTCGCGGATGTACAGGTGGAAATCGTAAGACGAATTCGCATCCAAGCTGCACAACTCCAAATTGGAAAACGAAAAGCTGGTGCCGCTCTGCGTTACCGACGCCAGTATGCTGGTGTATGAGCCGTAGCTGCTGGCGCTGGTGAGCTTATATCGGTACTGCACATATTTCAGACTGTTCTTCTGGGTACCGCTGACTGTGATCGGAGAAATGCTGCCGTTGAATGTGAGCTGCATTTCCGCTTCGATGTCATTGGTGCGGCGCAGCGAAACGGACGAGACCTTCGGCTTTGCGTATGCAATGACCGTAATCTTCTGTGTGTTGCTTACCGTGTAACCACGGGAGTCTGTTGCCGTCACCACCACATCCAACGATCCCGACTTTGCGATCGTGGATAGGTTGATCTGTGCGCCGGTTGTGTTGGATGCCGTCACTCCGTTGCAGGTGGCGGCATAACTGACGATGGATGCACCGTTCTTTGCCGTCGCCGCTGCCGGTGTTACATACAGCCACGAATATCCTTGAATGAACAATTGGTCGTTGCCTGTGACTGTCACCGTGGTGGATCGTCCATCCTTGAAGGTGAATGCTCCCATTGTCGGTGCAGAGTTTGCCGATGTGGTC